GTCGTGTTTACACGGACTCCCCTTACTAAGAAGAGATATCTTCTTTTCAGTTGTTTTCCGTCTTTGTAAATAGGGCTCTTCTTGTGGGTATTACCACCAGGCTTGTACTGTTATAGGTAGTTCACAGTATCTTCTAAACTTATCTGCGCCCATTCTTTCGAGAAGCTGGGTTTCATGTCCCAAGAGTTGAGAGTCATCTTTCCAGGTGTAAATCATTAATCTCCACCTTCTTGCATCAAGAGGAATTCTTTTGTCTAAGAGTTTAAAACCACTCTTGTACGTCCGTACTGCTGAGTTGATGATTTCTTTCCCTCGAGCGAATATTTTCTTTACGTCTCGATTTTTTATTGCTTCCCAACCATAGAACGCCATCCTCTTGATTCTACTTTCAGGACATATCAACTTACCAACTATCTCATCGAACGGTCTATCTCTAAAAATGTTTTTGTGGTTAGCACCTAGAAACCACTTCTCATTGAATCGAGTCTTCTCCATATTAACTAATACTCCGAAGTCTCTTTTCAATGCAGCTTTAATCCTTGGTAGAGAAATTTTCCTACCTACAGAAAAAATGCTATCGTCTCCTAGTACTAGTATTTTCCTAGGGTTAAGATCAAAACCTTCCTCTAATAATGCATAGTTTATGAGGAAGTAATTCACTATTGATCCGACCAACTGAGTGAAATAACTACCACTAGGGATTCCTTCCTTCTTCCCACTCCAGAGACAACCATCAGGCATAACGATTGGAGTATTCAAAAAGTAATCTACAATGAATTTCCAACCATACCTATCTCGATCATCTTTTGTGTAATATGTTGAAAGAATGGTGAAAGCTCTCAGGATTAATTCTTTTGGTATTGAAGAGTCGAATTTCGAGAAATCTAAATTATAGTCCTTTCCTTCTCCACCGATTCTGTTTCTAACGATAGCACCTAAAACTGGAGCCGTGTAAGCATATGGTAGATTTGGTACTGTACCAGGTTCAAGGCACCACTCAATAATAGGACG